AGATGCTGAAGACACTGGCCAAGCTGGAAGACGTTCGGTCAGTGGAACTCACCGATGCAAAGGGCAACGGAATCATCATCCACAAACAAATCTGATCCATGCACAAGTCCTCAACACACGACATCGTCAACGCACTCAACATCCTTTCCACCGAGATCTGCTCCGTCGATGGAGCAGCCAACGCTCTATGCGCCGAGGCGTCAGCTCGCATCCTGGAACTCGTCACCCTCACAAAGGATCTGACAGCACACATCGTTTCCAATCCGGTGCATCACCCAAAGTGTAACGCCGCAACCAAAGGCAGCTATTGCAACTGTATGTTGTCCAAACTATCTCACCCATGAAGACTCCACGACACGAGCAGCCTTGGTACGAAGCACGGTTGGAAAACAACAAGAAGCCGTCCAAGATAACCGAAGAAGAACGAACCATACTCACCGAGGAGAATCGTAAGCTCATCGAAGATGCGCCACGGATCATATCGTGGGGAGTTGCCAACGGATGGATCGCTTACCCAATAAAGGAACAACGTAAATGGAAGATGCAAGAACTTGGTTCGTCAACCGAACCAACCCAGCAATCATCGTCGAACTCATCGGATGCGCTCAGTACCGTCTGGCCGAACTCCGAACTCCAGTAGTCATATATCGCCGGGGCGACAATATATACGTTCGCCTCGAATCTGAATTCCACTCCAAGTTCGTAATAACAAGCAGGCCATAGCCTCCGCAGTCCAACTCAGCAACGAATCAACGACATGACAACGCTCGAACGAGCGGCTCTTTGGCTTGCCAAAGTACCGCCAGCCGTCTCAGGACAGAACGGCCATTCAACCACCTACACCGCCGCCGTGGGCCTTGTACACGGCTTCCAGCTAGGCTACGGGGACGCAATGACCCTGTTGTCCGAATGGAACCTATCCTGCCAGCCACCATGGTCCGACAAGGATCTGGCCCACAAACTCCGTGAAGCATCCTCCCGGAGCCACGACAAACCAGCGGGCCACTTGATCCAAAGCACCAGCGCGGGCATGGACCTCTCGCGTGTGACCTTCAAGCGGCCTACTCCCACATCCGTACCTGGTGCTTCCGAGTTCCAGAAGTTCCTCTCATCCGCATTCGCCGCCACCGAGGTGGTGTGCATCTGCGAGCAGGTCGAGGACGGTAAGCCAATGACCTCTGGATCGTTCCTGCCGGTCGAGGATTGGATTAAGCGATTCGATTCCCCCGACTCCATCCTGTTCCGACCCGACCGAGCCGAAGGAGTCTACGTCCGCATCAACCCGTTCAAGCCCAACCTCTACAGCGGCTCAGACAACGATGTCAGCGCGTACCGCCATGTCCTGGTAGAGTTCGATGACAAACCCAAGGCCGAGCAGGAGAAGCTCCTCCGCGACTCCGGTCTGCCCATCAGCGTTCTCATCGACTCCGGGGGCAAGAGCATCCACGGCTGGGTCCGGGTGGACGCTCCATCCCGCAAGGAATGGGATGCTCGCCGGGATCTCATCTATTCCTCCATCCCCGGCATCGATCCGAAGAACAAGAACCCATCACGCTTCTCACGGCTACCCGGAGCATGGCGCGGAGATCAGAAGCAGAAGCTGTTGGCCAACAACCTGGGTGCGAACTCATGGGAAGAATGGCTCACGGATCGTGAGACCGATGATGACAAAGCTACTGTGGTCACGGTCAAAGACCTCATGGACTTTGATCCAAAGAAAGATCCCGACAACCTGATCGGTAATCGATGGATCACCCGCGGTTCCTCCATGATCGTCAGCGGTGGTACCGGGATCGGGAAGTCCAGCCTGATGATGCAGATCGTCATCCGCTGGTGCCTCGGCCTCGACTTCTTCGGGATAAAGCCGGTGAAGCCATTGAAGATCGGAGTCATTCAGGCAGAGAACGACAAGGGCGATCTCGCGGAAGCGTTCCGAGGGGTGGTGCATAAGAGATTCAGTCTCGATCAGATGAACCAGCTTCAAAAAAACTTGGAGTTCAGAACCGAAACCATTCGTACCGGTGATGCATTCCTGGCCTACGCCCGACGCTTCATCCACCGATCCAAGCTGGATCTCATAGTGGCAGACCCCCTGTTCTCCTACTTCGGCGGAGACCTCAGCGATCAGGGCGAAGTCAGCACGTTCCTACGGAACAAGCTCCAGCCCATCCTCCACGAGACCAAGGTCGCTTGGATCTGGATGCATCATGTCTCTAAGCCTCAGCGCAAGGAGAACGGAGAACCACTCACCACTATGGAACTCGCCCACTCAGGCTTCGGCTCCTCCGAACTCGCCAACTGGGCGCGGGAGATAGCGGTTCTCCATGAAGTAGGCCAATTCAAGCCTAGAAGGTTTCAGCTCGCCTTCTGCAAGCGGGGAGGGAGGATTGGACTCCCGTCTCCCATTCTCAATCTTCAACACTCAGCCACCGGCATCCAGTGGGAAGAGTCCAACCCCCTAGCGTTCACGGGAGCGGAGCTGAAGAAGGAGAAGCCTTATCGCCCTCAGCCAAGGCGTCGCGCATAGCCTTAAACCATTCATCATCCTCAATCGTTTCACGGGCCTTCTGCATAGCCTTGCGGCATTCGGAGGCCCTTTTCTCTGCCTCCATGACCTCGGGATCAATGGCGGGTTCAGGCTCTGGCTCAGGCTCCTCATCCCCACCGCGCTTGCTCGAACGCTTCCTTTCGAGTTGGCCAATGAGTCGTTCATGCTTCTTCACCGAGGTCTTCAGATACGCAACATCACGCTTCAGGTCATTGACCATCCTCAAGAGCAACGACACCCGATCCTCATCCTCCGGCGGAACCCAGTCACAACCACGCCACTGCCTATGAACCATGTCATAAACTATGACCTGGGACTTCTTGTTCCTCATGGAATTGAAAGCCCGGATCGCCCGACCCAACTCACAGGCAAGATTCTTTCGGATGTAGGCCAGTACCTCGGACTTGTCCGGGTCGGCATCGTGGCGTTGCGGGGGCATCAGTCGGAACATCGACCGAAGCGTGGAACCATTGTCGAGATAACTCATAGCAAGAACAGAATGCATCGTGTAGGCTTCCGCGTCAATGTAAAGGAATGTTGATTTTGCATCCCACCCCACAAAGTTAGCATCCCCCCTGCTACTCTCCCTTAGAGGGAGACTTACACTCCCTCTAATAAGGGAGTTAAAAACCGCAAACGCCGCGACGCTCTGGGGGACTGACGCCCCCGCTGCGGCTGCGGTTTTTCGAAACCCTCCCACTGATTGCGAAGTATTGGGTTGGATGGAGGATGGAGGATGTGGATTGCTGGAGCGGGAAGGGGCCTAGGATCGCGTTTGATTGCTGGATGGTGTGTGGGGAGCGGAATGGGGGTATCGTCGCTTAGAACAGGACTGCTTGGATTGGCCTACTCGACCGCACCATGATTCCGGATTTCCCGATTTCCGATTCTGGATTTCCGAATTCCGAATTCCGTATGGCGTATGGAGAATCCCGAATACCGCACCATGATACCGCATGATCCCGAAACAGATTTCGGGATGATACCGGAGAGGTCGCAGGGGATGTAACGGGGTGGGACATGGGATGTCTTACCTTGGAGTGCTATGTAAATAGCCTGGCGAAGGGTAGGGGGGGGGGAACGAAAGGAAGGGGTGGCCTACTAAGGAAGGGAAAGCGGGAGGGCGGGCGACACTATAGGGGCAAAGGAAAACCCCTAGGGGCTTCCTAGGGGCTTGGTGAATGACTTGGATTAGTTACCGGCAAGAGCCGATAGAATGAGAAGGAGGGTGAACAGCAAGCAAAGCCCAAGGTAACCTAGGACGCGGAGTAGGGGCTTCACTTAAGCTTTCTCCCATCGATGACGTCCACCCGATACTTCACACCGGGTTTGGTGACCAACTCACGCACACCGTCCCAACACGGAGCGCAGATTGCCCGCACGGTGGCGCATTTGCCAGTCTCGTTTTCCCAGACGGAAAACTCCACAGCCCGTCGGTAGTCCATTAACTCCTCACAGCGCGGGCAGAATATTGACCGGCCCACGGAGGACTTCAGGCTCTCTCGGTCGGCATTGCGTTTAAACGTTTCAAGGATGTCTTTCATATGGTTTGTGAGGGCATCAATTGCCCGTGCAACCCACGCTTTCGCATGGGCTGACCGGAGAATTCAAGCTTCAACGAAATGCGTGGCACCCGAGCCGTGGGGGGGGATGTGGACAGACTCGAGACCGCCGCGGGCACCCGCGCATAATTGACACACAGCACAGGGGGTACCGTCGCGATCCGATGCGCAAAGCGATTCACCCACCGAAGCTTCGGAACCCACGCGGAAAGTACTCCAGCCCATTGACCGGGCGATCACAAGCTCAGCGATGGAATCCACGCTGGCCATTAAGATGGAACGCCACCCTTGCAAGGAAGGTTTACGCCACTGGTGAGTGTAGCCTGTCCACCCGCTTGAAACGCCCGCGATCGCAAGCGCAAGGGGAAGGGGCAAATGCGTGGGATCACCATAGGCTCCGAAGCGGACTTTCCTTCCGGTGAAAGCCTCGAGACTACGCAAGGGAGGATAATTGCCGGCTTTCCATGCTCGCCAGATGCCAAGGGGAGCTTGGCCCACGTTGACGTAGCACGAACGACCGGAGCCGGTCCCGTCGCCACGGTGGACGCATGAACCACAAATGAGCCGATCCAACCCTTCCTTGATTGCTTGGACGGGATCAACGGCTTTGACAAGAATCCAAATTTGGATCATATCGCCCGTTTTCCGATTGTCCGACTTGGTGGAAAAGCCGGTCGCGATGATAACGCGATGGGTGTCCTCGTGGAGAATGTAGCCGTTGCTCAAAGGACACCTCCGAGGCTTTCGATGAGAGCGACAAGGACCATCACAAGCGCAAAGGCCAGAATGGCAAGGGGACCGTGGTATTTACTGGGGATTTTCATGGTGTAGAAAGGCTCCAATCGTTGGAGCGCGGGGAGAGAATGCGATGGGATGCGATGCTTTGCAACGGAAAACGACAGAAAGGGGAAAATGAATTCTCAGGCATACTTTGTGGCGCAAAGTGAAAGGCATGGAAATCGTCCAGGTTCAAAAGGTTAAAGGAAAGGGAAGCAAAGGAGGGAAGATTGGGAGACCCGAAAAATCCGTTTCTTCCGAACAGAAAAAAATAGCTTTGCGTGCTGCATATCTCGGGATGCCTGAGGATCGCGTGGCTGTGCTGTGTGGGTTCTCGTGTGGGAACCCTGCGGGCTGGGGCGCTTACTTGTCCCGCCATCCAGACTTCAAGATGGAATTGGAGTCTGCCCGTGTGACCGGAGAAGTAGAGATGCAAGGAAGGGTTCTAGATGCAGGCAACGGCTGGCAAGGCTCCGCATGGTTGCTTGAACGTACCCGCGGATATGTTGCAAGGGCATCGCTAGAACACACTGGGAAAGGCGGAAAGGAATTATCAATTAGCGGGTCACTGCTTGGAGCATTCGGAGGACAATCTAAATAGGATAGCGTATACGAATAAGCGGCTATAGCAATACACCACGGGGGAGGGGGACCACCCAGGTGGGGGGTGGGTGTTACCTTATACCCCCTCTCCCTCCCACAACCAATTTTATGGCAGTCAAGCAAATTAAGAAAAAGAAATCCTCTTCACTCGGCATGGGTTCGCATATCCCTGCTTGGAAGCAGCGTAAGCTATTGGAGGAGGCTCAGCAGTTGCAGAACTTCCCTAAGATGATGCTTGGCCTGCGTGATACCTATGCGTGGCAGGAGAAGGTGTTGGGAGCTTTGAATGAGAAGCACTCGAAGGTAGCTTTGAAAGCGGCGAATGGTTCTGGCAAGACGAGTATGGTAGCCGCGAGTGCGGTGATCTGGCACATGCTCCGCTGGCCGGGGAGTTTGGTGGTATGTACCGCTGGTGTGTATCGACAGGTGGCCGACGCTCTGTGGCCCCATCTGCGAAAGATGATCAATGGGTTGGGTGGAGAGGAGAATGGTTTCTCGATCAAGGATGGCGAGATCCGCTATGTGTACCCGAAGAAAGTTGATGGTCAGGAGTTGGTGAGCCGGTGTATCGGGTTCTCGGCGAGCAATCCTGAGAAGGCGGAGGGCTGGCATGTGCAGGGTCCGAGTGGGGATTTGATGTATATTGTGGACGAGGCGAAGGCGGTGCCGGACGGGATCTTCCAGTCGATGGAGCGGTGCCAGCCTACGCGGACGTTGCTAATGAGCAGTCCTGGTGGTAGCTCCGGGTATTTCTACGATGTATTCAGGCGGAATGATGGTAAGTGGCAGACCTTTACCGTTACCGCGTTTGATTGCCCGCATATTCGGAAGGAGTGGATCGATGATCAGTTTGCGAGGTGGGGCGAGGGGCATCCGCTGGTTCGGTCGATGATTTATGCGGAGTTCATGGAGGATGACGGGAGCCTCACAGCGGTCAAAACCTCTGACTGGCAGAAGGTTGTTTCTGGCCCACCCAAGGAGGAACTGGACGGGCACAGGTTGACGGCGGGTTGTGATTTCAGCGCGGGCGGGGATGAGAGCGTGATGGTGGTGCGTCAGGGTAACACGGTGAAGGGTCTGATCCGCTGGCGGGACAAGGACACGATGGCCAGCGTGGGTAGGTTCATATCGGAGTTCAGGAAGTGGAAGCTGAAGGCTGAGGATATTTATGCGGATGTGGGTGGAATGGGTGTGGTGATGTGTGATGCGCTGAGGGCGGAGGGTTGGGATGTGCGGCGGGTGAACTTTGGTGAGCGGGCCATCCGGGATGATCAGTTCGTGAATCGGGCGGCGGAGATGTGGATTGAGTTCGGGCGGATGGTGGAGGAGGGTAAGGTGAATCTGGGACCGGTGGGGACGGATGAGGTGCTGTTGCAGCAGTTCGTGAGCCGGAAGGTGAGGACTAATGGGAAGGGGAAGCTGACGCTGGAGGGGAAGGATGAGCTGCGGGCGCGTGGGGTGAATAGTCCTGATCGGGCGGATGCGGTGGTACTGGCTTTCTGTGGTGGTGGTGGGAAGCGGATGGATGAGTATTTGAGGGCGGTGGGAGAGGATGGGCGGAGTTTGATGGAGAGGTTGGAGGATGAGATTGGCCCACTAGAGCATAGCGAAAAAGGGGTTGCGCTTGCTGGATGTGATGTTGGGGGATAACAAAGGGGCAGCATTTTATGATGAACGACAAACAGCGGAACGCGTTGCAGGGTCAGATTGTCGAGGCTGTGAGCCAACGCAGTCCGTGGGAGCTGAGGCAGACGAGGTGGTATGAGTTACGCCACAATGGGTTGCGCCGTGTGAATAAGCCCTGGCCGAAGGCGGCGGATCTGCATTGGCCGCTCATTGATACGGCGATTGAGAAGCTCAAGCCATTGTTCCTCCAGCAAGCTCTGGGTATGGATGTTGTGGCCAGCTTTGTGCCGATGCGCCAGCAGTTGAATGCGTATACGAAGGTGGCCGAGGATTGGTTCAATTATAAGATTCGGGAGAAGACCAACTTCGTGGATGAGGTATTGAGCTGGGTGGATTACACGCTGATGAGCGGGCGTGGGGTGATGAAGTGCTTCTGGAATCCGGGTGATAAGCGGGTGGGATTCGAGGCGATTGATCCGATGTATTTCGTGGTCCCGG